GCCGGCAACGGACGGCCCTGGACACACATCCGGTTCGGTTCCGGCTCCAGTATCGAGTTCGGTCAGATCGAGATCACGGCCCTGTGGGGCTGGACGGCCGTTCCCGATACCGTCAAGAACGCGACACTGATGCAGGCGTCCCGCTACTTCAAACGGAAGGACGCCCCGTTCGGCGTTCTCGGGGCACCCGAGTTCGGCAGCGAGGCCGGCGCGAATGCCGCGCGACTCATGGCCCGCATCGACCCTGACGTAGCGGTCATGCTGAACGACTACCGGCGACGGTGGGCCGTCCTGTGACGACGACGCTGGACATCGCCTCCGTCATGGACACCCTGGCTGTCACACCGTCAGGGATCCCGAAGGCGTACGCCTACCCGCCCGACGCCATCGTCACGCCCTGCGTGGTCGTGGGCTACCCGACCGAGATCGAGTACCACCAGACCTTCGGCGTCGGGAATGCGAAGGCGACATTCCCTGTCTGGGTGATCACCGGGAAGACCATGGAGAAGGCGTCCCGTGACAAGCTGTCGGCCGCTGGCGAGGCCTTGCGCGTCGCCCTGGACGGTCTGAGCCTTGTCATCAAGGCGGCGAAGGGTAACGTGGACGTGGTGACCGTCGGCACCGTCAACTATCTGGCGCTCCGCATTGACTGTGAGGTACATACCTAATGGCTTTCGTCCATGGCAAGAGCGCCGCTGCCCTGCTTGACGGTTTCGATATCAGTGCGTATGTCCGCTCCGGTGACTTCAGCGCGGAGATCGACACCGCGGAGACGTCTACCTGGAGCAGTTCTTGGAAGTCGTACATCGCGGGGAACATGAAAGCGTCCGTGTCCCTGGACGGCCTGTTCGATACCGCGATGGCTCCGAACTTCACCGGACAGATCGGTGACACCCCCGGAGGACTCCTGACGTTCGGGCCCGGTGGGCTGGCGCTTGGGGCCCCGTGCCGGCTGCTCCAGGTCATCGAGTCGAGCTACGGCGAGACGGCCAGCATCGGTGACGTGGTGGGCTTCACCTACGAAGCGACCACGAACACCGTGCTCGGTATCGGGCACGTCATCGGGGCGAGCGCAGCCGTGACTGCCGATCAGAACGGGACGTCGGTCGACCTGACCGCTTCGTCTGCGACAGGCGCTATCGCCTTCCTCCATGTGACGTCCGTCAGTGCGTCAGACTCCATCGTCGTGTCCATCGAGGACTCGTCCACCGGATCGTCCGGGTGGGCGACGATCGGCACCTTCGCCAGCAAGAGCGCCGCGGGTGCAGAGCGCATCGTCATCGCGGGAACCGTCAAGCGCTACGTCCGGGTCGTTGATGACGTCACCGGAACGGGCGTGTCCATCGTACGTGCCGTGGCCCTGGCCCGGACTTAGGAGGTAGGATCATGGCTTTCGTCCACGGCAGACTCGGTGAGTTCACGTATAACAGCGTTGTGCTCTCGACGTTCTGCGACAACCTGGAGATCGGCATCGACGTCGATACCGCAGAGGTCACGACGTTCGGTGACGCCTGGAAGGAGTTCATCGCAGGACTCGCCGGTGCCACCATCACCATCAGTGGCTCGTGGGATCCCACCACGACAAGCGGGCCCGCTTCAGCGATCACGTCCACTCTGGGCACCGCCCCGAAGACGTTCATCGCGGAGCCGGGTGGCGCAGCCGTCACGCAGCATCGCACGGGCTCCTGCATCTGCACGAGCTACAGCGAGACTGCCAGCGTTTCCGATAGGGTCACCTTCTCGGCAGATTTCCTTGTGACAGGTGCTGTCACCTTCGAGTCGTGAGCCTTCCGGTTCCCCCGCTGGCGACTGACGTGTCAGACGTCGGCGGGGAGTCGGTCCCGATCACGAGCCTGACCCGCGATGACGTGGCACGGCTCGCCAATATGGGCGACGACGGCACGGAGGCCGCTGAAGCCTTCCTCATCAGCAAGGGCACCGGCCTGACCGTGGACGAAGCCATCGCATGGCGCAAGCAGGTGTCCGCACCCGTCGCCGGGAAGCTCCTGGAGGACATCGCGGTCCTGTCGGGCATCCGACCGGCTCGGGATGAGGACGGGAAGATCGTCAGGGACAGCAAGGGAAACCGATAACCCTCCAGACGCAGTACGAGCGTCTGTTCATGGAGGGACTCATCGATCACTTCGATTTCACGCTCGCGGAGCTACTGGGAAAGACCATCGCAGAACTCGGGCAGATGCCCGCCAACGAGTACGCAGCATGGCGGGCTAGGTCCGTCTATCTGAAAGCCATGAAGGACTTGAAGCGTGCCTGATGTCAAGGTCCGGATCAAAGGTCTGCCGGAGCTTCGACGTGCCTTCCTCCAGGTCGAGGGCGGCGAGAAGGGCGCGCTGAAGTCTGCTTTCCTGCCTATCGCGGGTCGGATCGCGGGTTCCGTCTCGGGCAAGGTGCCGAAGCTGACGGGTCTGGCGGCTGCCAGCGTCAAGGCAAGGGCGACGGACCGCGGAGCGTCCATCGCGGTCGGGGGGCAGGCCGTGCCGTACTACCCGTGGCTTGACTTCGGCGGTTCGGTCGGTCGCGGTGACCGTATCAAGCGTCCGTACCTCCCAGAAGGCCGGTACCTCTACCCGACGATCCGCGCGGCTCGTCCGGAGATCGAAGACGCGGCGGGCGATGCCATCCTCGGGCTTGCGAAGCGGGCCGGTTTCGAAGTGAAGGGCGGCTGACGTGGCACGCCAGATCATCGTTGACATCCTGGGAGATGCCAGCAAGTTCAACAGCGCCACGAAGAGCGCGACCACGAGCGCCGGCAAGTTCGGCAACGTCCTCCAGGGCATCGGTCAGGGCATCGGGATCTCCAGCTTCAAGAGCATCGCCGGAGTCGCCGAGATGGCGTCGTCGGCGATCGTTGACTTCGTTGGCGACAGCATCCAGGCAGCGTCGAACCTGAATGAAGAGATCAGCAAGACCGGTGTCGTCTTCGGCAAGAACGCGGGTGCTATCGAGGACTGGGCCGCGACCGCTGCCAAGGAGTTCGGTCAGAGCAAGCGGGCAGCCCTGGAGGTCGCGGGCACCTTCGCAGGACTGTTCCAGACGGTCGGCCTGTCCCTGGATGATGCGACCGACAAGTCCAAGAAGCTGACCGAACTCGGGTCCGACCTCGCGTCGTTCTTCAATACCGACGTCAAGCAAGCGACCGAGGCGCTGCGATCCGGTCTGTCCGGGGAGAGCGAACCGCTCCGGAAGTTCAACGTGTTCCTGTCCGAAGCTGCCGTGGCCGCGAAGGCTGCCGAACTCGGCCTGAAGGGCATGAATGGGAAGCTGACCGAGGGCGAGAAGGTCCAGGCACGCTACGCGATCATCCTGGATCAGACCGCGAAGGCGCAGGGTGACTTCGCCCGCACGTCTGACGGTGTAGCGAACCAGCAACGGACGTTGCAGGCGCGGCTGGAGGACACAGAAGCGGCGTTCGGGCAGCGGCTCCTGCCTGTCGTGGCACAGGCGCAACAGGCGTTCATCGACCTCTTCGACGTCATCGATGACATAAGCAAGGGCACACCGCCCGCCACTGACGCCATCGAAAGCCTCGGGGACAACCTAGTCAGTCGTCTGCCGTTCATCGGTCAGGGTGTGGGTCTGTTTAAGGACCTCGGCGACAAAATCACCGATGCGGGGCGTAACGCGCTCGGGATGGAAAGTGACTTCGACCGGGCTGCGGCGTCTGTCGTCGGCGACTCCATCGATGCGGACCGTGCGATGCGCGATGTGGGCGAGTCGTCTACGGACATGGCCGATACGGTGCAGCGGAGCGCCGAGGACGTCGCCAAAGAGTTCAAGAGCATGGTGGACGATCTCGTCGGCGAGGCCCGACGCGCCATCGACGGTGTGTATGACCCGCTGATCGAGAAAGAACAACTGATGGCCGACCAGGTAGAGATCCAGGCGCTTCGTCAGATCGCTGCGAAGCGGAAACTCACGGCCGAAGAGCGGCTTCAGTTGTTCCAGGCACAGAAGAGCGTGGCTGAGCATTTGCTGGAGTTGGCGAAGGCCGGAGCCACGAATAGCAAGGCGTACTCCAAGGGCATTGCTGATCTTAAGACGGCCATCGCCAACGCCAAAGGCCCGGCCAAGGCTGCGCTTCAGGAGATGCTGAACAAGATCCTTGCCGTCCAGGCAGCCGCCAACAAGGGCGCGACGTTCGTGGTGAAGGCGTTTGCTTCTGGTAGCGGCTGGATGGGTGGTGCCCGTGCGAAGGGCGGTCCCGTCAAGGCGAGGAAGATGTACCTCGTCAACGAGGACACGCCCAAGTCCGAGTATTTCGCCCCGGACTCCTTTGGGCAGATCCTCACGCACGCGCAGGGACAAGCCGCGATGTCCGGCGGTGGTGGGATGTCCGCTGCTACGGGCGGCAGCGCGGCCCCGACCATTGTGATCAACATCGATAGCTTCATCGGGTCAGACCGTGACATCGACCGCTTCGCAGACCGGGTGGCGATGCGCCTGAGGATCGCATGAGCACACTTCCCACGGTCGATATCAACGGGACGGATGTCACCGACGAGATCCACGACCGCTCCATGTCCGTGAAGCGGAACGGCGTGGACTTCACCCTGTACGACCCTGACGTCCAGCCGAACGTGGGTGACACCGTGACGTTCACGGACCCGGCGTGGACGGGCTCGGTCAAGAGCACGGAGTCGATCACGGTCAAGAAGGGGAACCACCAGTTCATCGGCATTCGGGCCACGAACGAAGCCGTCCTGACGGACGAAGGGGCT